GTAGATATTTACTACGACGCTTTGGTGATGAACTCGGACGGCACGCTGATTTCGGGAGGTAGCAAAAGCGTGGAAGACGCTATTGTGAGTTATCTTAACTCATTAGAATTTAACGGTGAGTTTGTAACGATGAACTTGTGCGATACCCTTCAAAAGGCTATAGGTGTTAAAGTAGTCGAAATTAAAAGTGTCAGCTATAAACATGCCGGGTATGACTATGCTGCCATCGACGCTAAATATACGCCTGAGTCGGGCTATATGGTGTTCGATTCGGATAGTCAACACGTAACTATAAATTATATTGTCAATGGCTAAGTATGATTTAAATATTAAAAAATTAGCGTTTTCGCTGCTGATGTTTCCGTTAAGGAGTAATACCGTCAAAGCACTGATACAAGTGCTGTGCGTTGCTTTTTACGGAATAAAAGCGAGGTTTAACAGCTATAAGAATACGTGCGATACGGCATTAAGTTTTAACTCGCAAGTGGTCTATATTGAGGCTGCTTTGAACCATTATTTAGCCGAACATCTGTCGTCTCGCATTACGGTAACCGACGATGTTGCTACGGCTGAACCTATCGTCGTTCGGGTTAGAGAAGAGCAAAAGCCGGTGGTTACAATGTTTTTGATAAAAGCAAGAGCCTATTGGGGCTTCAGACCGTTTGTGGTAAGCGTCCCGATAGCATTGGAAGATAATGTCGATGTTATGAATCGCATACATGCGATTGTGCAGCGGTATAAGTTTTTAGGCGTAAAATATGTAATAAAATTTAAAATTTAGCAAATATGGATAGATTATTGGATATAAAGAGAACCGGAGGCTTCCCCGTCGACGCTGAAGTGGTCGAGTTGTTATACAATCAAAGGAGATATATTGAGACGATTTTGGGTTCGCTTCGGTTGACCGAAGGAAGCGTCGTTTTTTTAGAAGAAAACGAAAATGAGGGAATAAGCGGCACCAAGTATTTAACGGACTCGTGGATTTACGTTGTGCCTTTTACAGACATCCTATTCGGAGGAACCGGCAGTAATGCCGGCAAAATAAAAGGCAGTATTTATAAGCTAAAAGGCGACGGCAGCATTAAAATAGCTGACCTTTTGGCAGGAACTGCATCAAAAAGAGGTCTGCAAATCAATGAGACCAAATACTCTACTGTTGACGAATACAACAACACTTATCCAGACTATATGTCAAAGGTCGAGATGCAATTGGTTGCGGCTGCTGAAGACCGCAATTATAGGTTCTACCGTTTGACGGACTTGTTGGAAGAGGGTAGCCGTAATAAGATAAGTTTAAGCAGTGTTAAACTGTACAGGGAGGACTCAGGCTCGACGGTTGAGTTTGCTTCAGTTCATAATTTGCACGAGAGTTTCGTGCAATACAATTCAAAAAAAGCAACTCTTCAATTAGGAATGAAGTTTAAAGGTTTACCATCGGGTGCTGTTTTTTCTTTTGTCGAAAGTTCAATGAAAGAAATAGTATTGACCGGTTTATCTCAAAACGTAGGTCAATGTTTGGGAATGGCGGTAGGCGAATGCTATCCGCTGTTGTCTATTATTAAAACAACAAGTAAAATATATAATGTTCTTGCAATGCTTATTAGAGTGTCATTGCAAGAAACTAAAATCGTTTTTAGTACATCGGCAAGCGTTGTAAACGATGATTTTTTTGAATTTAAAGGAGAATTTTATTTTTAAAATGAAAATAATAGAGGTAAAAGACAGGCAAACGGTAATGGATGTAGCCCTTCAGTATTGCGGGAGTGCTGAAGCTGCCTTTGAAATTTGCTTTTTAAACGATTTTTCATTGTCGTTTAAAATAGAACCGGGAACGTTTTTAAAAGTTCCTGAAGCCACTAATCAAAAGATTGTCGATTATTATCGAGTCAATAAAATAGAACCGGCAACCGAAGACACGGAGACATCCGATACCAATGCCATAATGAGCATTGGCAATGAAAATATTAAGACAATTAATGATAATGTAAACATAAATACAATTAATTAATATGAAATTCACAGATTTTATAATGAAAAATACGCCAAAAACAGGCGATTATGTTGTAGGTTACGACGAAAATACNGGCATGGAAATCCGTATTCCCGTCGGCAACTTGGGGACGGCAGGAGCTGCAGGAACGAGCGTAGACGTGCAGTATTCCGCCAACGGCAGCGAGGGGTGGCATTATCCCGACGCTGAAGGAGACCAATATATTCGATTTAAAAAAGGCACGGACGCATGGTCGTCGGCTTTTAAAATCAAAGCAACAGAGAATATTGTCGTTGAATATAGTGCCGATGGAGAAACGTGGTCTGAAGTATATACAAGCGGTGATTTGTATTTAAGAATCAATGGTGGCGAAGCGATTAGGATTAAAGGCGAACCCGGACCGCAAGGAATGCAGGGACCGCAAGGCGAACCGGGCGAACAGGGACCACAGGGAATACCGGGAGAACAAGGACCGCAAGGAGAGCCGGGCGAACAGGGACCACAGGGAATACCGGGAGAACAAGGACCGCAAGGAGAACCCGGACTGCAAGGCGAACAGGGACCACAGGGAATACCGGGCGAACAAGGACCGCAAGGACTGCAAGGAGACCCCGGAGTGGTAGATATTGAAAGTTTAGAAGAGGTGCTTATGTCATCCGACGAAGATTTTGTTTTAATAATACAAGAAAATAGGTTATGTAAGATAAGAAAAAATGCTTTTATAGGCTAATTATTTGGAGGCTTTTTAAAAAAAAGCCTCCGACTTTCGTGTGAGCCTCTCAGCTCTCACACAAAATTAAGGTGCCAACACACCAATCGAAGGCTAAGCCTTTAAGATGTGTTGGCATCTTTTTTTTAGAAAAAATTGAGAGGTTTACAAAAGTATAAAAAATTAAATTTAAATTTTCAAAAAAATAAGAAATGACAAAAAAGATTAATTTAAAAACGCCGATTACTTATTATGGCGGTAAACAGATGATGTGTGGCAAAATAGTGCCTCTAATTCCAAAACATAGGCTCTATTGCGAGCCTTTTGCCGGCGGTGCAGCGATTTATTTTGCAAAAGAACCAAGCGAGTTGGAAGTGTTAAACGACACTAACAGGGAGTTAATCAACTTTTACAAAGTAGTTCAAAACAATTTTGTTGAGCTTGAAAAGGAGATTAAAATAACCTTAAACAGCCGGGACTTGTACAGGAAAGCGTCGACGGTTTATAACAATCCGGACATGTTCAGCGAAGTAAAACGAGCTTGGGCGTTGTGGGTAATGAGTTCTCAGAGCTTCGGAGCGCAATTAGACGGCTCTTGGGGCTACGATAGAGGCAAGAATAGAACAGCAAAGAAAGTGCATAACGCAAGAGAGTCGTTTACTATCGAGTTGGCAGAAAGGCTACAAAACACAAGCATTGAGTGTGCAGATGCCTGCTACATTATACGAGGTAGAGACTGTGCGGACGCTTTCTTTTATTGCGACCCGCCGTACTACAACGCCTGCATGGGACACTACGACGGCTACACCTTAGCTGATTTTAAAGAGCTGTTAGAGACACTTAGTAAAATCAAAGGAAAGTTTCTGCTGTCGTCTTATCCTTCAGAGATACTCGATGAATACATTGAGAAGTACGGATGGAAGTCGAAAACGTTCGACATGCGTATATCTGTTAACGCTAAAGCCGACACAAAGAATCAACGGAAAAAGGAAGTAATCACTGCCAACTACGACATCTAATAAGGTGTCGTAGCTTTTGGCAAAATTTTTGTACAATTTAATTTAAATTAATGTACTTTTTAATTTGTGCATTATACATCTTAACGGGCATAAATTAAAAAGTACAAACAAATAAACATTAATTTGCTGTTTTATTGCTTGATTTTTATATATTTACACATTTTTTGGTGATTGCATAGAAAAAATTAAATTGTACATTTGCTTTAATTTTGCTTTAATTTTGAGCCTCTGTGGGCGATAAAAAAGTGATTATTGTTTAATTATACCTCCCAAACGTTAAAAAAGCGATAAAAACAATAAAAATAAGCGTTTTACAACTATTTTACACCAATCCAATAACACTTACTTTTTGCAAAAGTCAACACACATACGCATGCTTTGTAAAACAAAATGTACACGAGTTAACCCAGAGTTAGCCCCACAAGTAACCCTAAAAACGTTGAATTAATAGATGTATACATACAAAAAAATGATTAAATGAATCGGTTTTTTTTAACATTACCCACCCTATAATACCTATAATATTACGGGTTAAAATAGTAATAAATACAGCTAAACAACTAAAAACAAGCGATATAAATATTATTTTAAATAAAAACGCATAAAAAAAAATACATGTACATTCTATCGAATCTTCTTGTTAAAAACTTTATTATATAGTTTTTTAAGTCTTGTATCGCTCAGTTCTTTTAATGATGAAATAGGTTTTTTTAATTCCAGTGCATCTGTGGCGAACTCATGTATGTTAATACCCAATTGAGTTGCTCTCGCATTAATTGATTTATACATATCTTTTCTCCACTGGTCAGAATCCACGTTTTTTAATTTTGGTCGGTTAATTGCAATTTGTTTGTCAAGCCACTTTATTGCATCATCATATTGATTTTTATATAACAAGGTATATTTAGGAATTTTAAACTTATTATATAAAGATATATAAGCGTTTTTATATTCTTGAGAAGGTGATTTTCCATAAACAAACCTTGATTTTGCGATTTTTTCTATTCTATCTTTTATTTCTTTTGCTTGAGATGGCGTTATGTGAATATCCGGGTCGTGATAAACTTCAATTTTCCTTGTGATTTTTTCAGTTTTTATAAAATCTCCTCCAACTTGAATGTTGTTATTTCCTTCAATTTTTTGGTTTATGTCTGACATATTATTTTTATTTTGATAAAATTGATAACAATTTATTTATCTGCATATCTTTTTCTTTTATCTGCATATCTTTTTCTTTTATTCTTTCCTCTTTTTCAGCAAGCAGTTTGTTGATTTCCTCTATTTGAGCCTTTAAAACATCGCAGGAATCGCTGTGAGAAATTTTGGCATCAACACCTGCCTGAACGTTATTGTCGCCAATTATAGACTGGTTTGTTGATTTTTTTTGAGATTCCTCATTGAAAAAATACTCTAATAATTTAGCATTTGCATTGGTCGGTGTTGTCTTTTTGTTCCGATAATTAAGTATTGTTTGCTCTGTTATACCTGTTTTTTGGGCTATATAATAGCCGGTAAGAGGCGATTTTAGTAACATTTCTATAATTTTTTTAGTATCAATATCAGCCATTTATATAATTTTTATGAAAATATTTTAGTATTTTCGATTTTTTATTAAAATATTTTAGTAATTTTGCACATAAATTCAAAGATTGAAGTTGTGTACAAAAGTAATAAAAAAATGCATAAGGAAATAAAAAAAGTAAAAGCAAAATACGGGACGGGAGAAAAACTTGCAAAAATGTTTGGTTTATCCAGAGAGTCCATAAGCCATGCGCTTAACGGGAAGACCAATACAGATAAGTCTAAAAAAATCCGACAAGCAGCTGTTAAGTTGGGCGGAGATGCTATTTATAATTAAAAATAATAGAAATGTATGTAGATATAGGCGATGTAAGATGTATTACAGTCAACGATTGGAAAAAAGCAGGGTTGACGTACAAGCAGTACAATCACGATTCTTGCAATGGATACTTAACTATTCATCGGCGTAGTATCAATGGCAATACATTAATAGATGTAAGAAGCATAAAGAAACCCGAACGCATACGAGCTATTGAAAAAGCCTTTGGTCCCATCGATAGTGAAACAATAATCGAAGGAACTATAGCTTTAGACCCCAACGCCGAATATTTCTATAAAACATTCAGAGACGAATCGGGTGTGGGGTTGTCGGAAGATAGGCAAGAGTTGTGCGTCAACGGTGCTTCCATACTTAATTTTCTGATTAAAAAATTAGAAGCAAAACAAAACACCCGGGCGACTTTGAACAAAAAAGTAAAATGGGGAGAATGGTGGAACTACTGCGTACAGCTATTAAAAGAATATAACGAAACGCCGGCTATTGCCGGAGGTATGCAACACAGCCTACCACTGAATGCTCGTCGTTTCGAGCAAAAATTCAAACAATACAAACAGATAGGCTACGAAGCTCTGATAAAAAAGAGTTCGTTTGTGTGTAATTCCGAAAAACTAAACGACGATGCAAAAGAATGGATTATCGCCCGTTATGCAAGCAATATTGATAAAGTAACCATTTATCAGCTCTTTGATGAATACAACGAAAAAGCTAAAGTAACGGAAGGTTGGAAGACCATTCGTGAACCGGCGACGATTCGTTTGTTCTTAAACCGACCGGAGGTAAAACCTCTATGGTTCGGAGTTCGTTACGGAGAACTAAAAGCCAAAGAAAAATACATCCGTCAACACAAAACAAGACTGCCCACCCGGAGAGATTCTTTGTGGTATGCCGACGGAACCAAACTGAACTATTATTATCTGACAGAAAACGGTGAGATAGCAACTTGCACAGTATACGAAGTAATGGACGTATACAGCGAGTGTTTGCTCGGTTTCCATATCAGCAAATCGGAAGACTTCGAGGCTCAATATTATGCCTTTAAAAAAGCAATGTGCTTCAGCGGTTACAAGCCTTACGAAATCAAGTTCGACAATCAAGGCGGACACAAAAAGCTGCAAGCCGGTCAATTCTTTAAGAATTTGGCAAAATTAGCTATCAACACCCAAGCGTATAACGGACGCTCTAAAACAATAGAGAGTGTCTTCGGTCGCTTCCAATCGGCTTATTTGCATAAAGATTGGTTCTTTACAGGACAGAATGTTGTGGCAAAAAAACTCGAAAGTAAAGCCAATATGGAGTTTATTTTAAGCAACAAAAACAACCTTCCAACGCTTGAAGACATTAAGAAAATTTATGAGCAAAGACGCAACGAATGGAACGAATCCATCCATTTTGACACCGGTAAAAGACGCATAGATATGTATAGAGAGTCGGTTAATGAACAATCGCACAAAATAGAGTTGACCGACATGATTAAGATGTTTGGCGTAATATCAACAACACCTATTACCTACCGTTCAAACGGAATTACAATGGAAGTTAAAAAGCAAAAATACACTTGGGAAGTTTTGGACGTGTACGGCAAGCCGGACTACGAATTTTTAAAGAACAATGTTGACGCTAAATTTTACGTCGGATACGATGTTGACGATATGAGTACGGTGTCTTTATACACCAAAACATCTACCGGCGACTATAGATTTGAAACCATTGCTCAAAAATACATCGAAATACACAGAGCAAAACAGGATCAAGACGAACTCGACTCAGCTTTCATTGCTTGGACAGACAAGCAAAACAAGCAACTAAGAGAGGAAATGCAAGAGAAAACGGAAAGCATCTTAGAAAGACAAGGCTTGCATCCGGCACAACACGGATTGAATATGCCTCAGCCTCGTGGCATTAGCAAGAAAAAACGAGAAAAAGCACTCGTTGACATCGGAGGCTTTCAAAAGCAAGAAAGCAATATGGTAGACACAGATATTTATTCAAGATATTAATTTAAAAATATAATGAAATGATAACAACGGTAGAAAAAGAAAAAATCAAAGATTGCTTACAAGCATATTGTGAGCAAAAAGGCAGTCAAAACAAAGCTGCCAACAGTTTAAACGGTGTGTCGGGAGCAACCATCAGCAAGGTGTTGTCCGGCGATTGGGAACTTATCAACGAAGTAATGTGGCGTTCCATCGCAGCACAGACAGGCTATAGAAGCAAGTCGTGGACGGTGGTCGAAACAAGCAATTTTAAAGACTTAATGCAAATCTTCAGCGATGCCCAAGAGAATGCGTTGGTAATGGCTGTAACCGGCGAAGCCGGAAGCGGCAAAACAGTAGCAAGCAATGCTTATGCCGAAACGCATAAAAACGTGTTTCTCTTAAAATGCAACGAATATTGGAATCGTAAATGTTTTATGTTAGAATTGTTAAAAACAATGGGCAAGAACGTGTACGACACCACCGTAAGCGAAATGATGAATACCATAGTGTATGAGTTAAAACGCATGCCTACCCCATTAATAATTATGGATGAAGCCGATAAACTATCCGACCAAGTTCTCTACTTCTTTATAACCTTATACAATCAGTTAGAGGATCATTGCGGAATAGTTTTGTTAGCCACCGACTATTTGGAAAAGAAAATCAGAAAAGGACTTCGACTTAACCGCAAAGGATACAAAGAAATCTACAGCCGTATCGGTAGAAGATTCATTCCGCTAAGAGCTGTCAATTTAACCGACATAACAGGCGTGTGTATCGCTAACGGAATCACCGACAAAAAACAAATCAAGGACATTTATTCCGACAGCGAAAACGACTTAAGAAGGGTAAAGAGAAAAATATACGCAACACTTAAAAGAATCGCATAATGAGAGCTTATAGTATTGCAAATGTACTTAACGCCCGCTTTCATACACTTGAGTTTGAAGGCAAATGGTTTGATGCTGTCGGTTGCCCGGAGTTGGCAGGTTCGTGGATGATATACGGACCGCCCAAAAACGGCAAGACAACCTTTGCAATGCAGTTGGCGAAATATCTATGTAGATTTCGCCGGGTAGCCTACAACAGCCAAGAGGAAGGCTTGAGCAAATCCATTCAAATGGCAATGGAGCGTGTAGGTATGTCGGAGGTAGGCGGAAGATTGGTATTGTTAGACAAAGAACCCGTCGACGACCTTGTAGCACGCTTGTCGAAACATAAAAGTCCCGACATTATTATTAATGACTCGCTGCAATTTATGGAGCTTACTTTTAGGCAATATAAACTTCTCAAAGCAAAATTCCCCAAGAAGCTATTTATATACATCTCGCACATTGACGGTAAACAACCGGACGGCAATACAGCCAAAAAGATATGGCGTGATTGCAGCGTGTATTTTAGAATCGAAGGCTACCGGGCATTCCCGCAAAGTCGATTTGGTGGCGGAACACACATTGATATTTTTGAAGAAAAAGCAAAAGAATATTGGACATGAGAACAATTCAACAAAACAGGAAGTTATACTGGCTTTTTAGCCGGTTGAATTTAAACGAAGATGCGGTAGACGCATTGGTGTTGGAGACGACACACGGACGCACAACGCATACGTCCGAACTGTCATTCATTGAAGCTATGGAACTAATCAGATACCTTGACAACATCCGGCGTTCGGGTGTGCAGAAACAGAGGGAGTCGCTAACCCTTGACCGAAAACGCAAAGGTTTGATTAAAGCCATATTTCGCTGGTACGAATTGCAAGGTAAGCAAGTGGATATGGAATATGTCAAAGCAACCGCATGCAGGGCAGCGGGTGTTGATTTTTTCAACCAAATATCCGAAGCTGCACTGACAAGACTGTACCACGAGTTTTGCCGGAAGCAGGTTGCACAGGGCGAAATTCAAAGAAACTACTACAAATGGAGTGATAACTGAAAATCAGAATATAAAATTAAATAATTAACTAAAAAATAAAAATCATGATACAAAGTATAAGAAGCGAATATTGGTTGGACGAACAGGGAAACAAGCGTCCACGTAAATATCTAACGAAGTTAGAAAGAATGCAAGAGTCCGAAATCGGTAAAATCCTAAAGAGAGCCGAATTTCTGAACGAAAAGCTCTCGGAGTTCAAAGAAGCCGTTGCCGCAAGTTGCGAAAAATTGGTAGAGGAATATGCCAAGAGAAATAAGTTAGATACAACTAATTGGAAAGGTAATATTACCTTAATGAGCTTCGACAGAAGCGTAAAAATAGAATTGAATGTCAATAACCGAATTGAGTTTGACGATTTAGCAATCAAAGCATGTAAAGCACTTTTAGATGAATTCTTAAGCGAAAACATTGACGCTAAAAATGCGTTTATTGCCGAAATCGTAACGGACGCATTTTCTACATCGAGAGGTAAGTTAGACACGAAAAAAGTGTTAGGATTATTGAAGTATGAGTCTAAAATTAAGGACGAGAAGTTCCAAAAAGCAATGGGGTTTCTCAAAGAGTCCATCCGCAACGTCGGTTCAAAAAATTACTATCGAATATCTGTTAAAGACGACGACGGTTCTTGGGAACCGATAAGGCTGGATTTTTCATCGCTATAATTACGAATTACGAATTACGAATTAAAAAATTAAGAATATGAATGAAATGGAGCCGGCATGGAAAAAAGTTAACGAAGGAAATTTTTCCCTCGTTGAATATACAGATGCAAAACTCGAACTAACAATTAAAAATTAAGAATATGAAAAGGATTAAAAGGGCTTACCCGACGCGTCGGGAAAAACGAAGAGAGTACATTTTCCAAACATCAATGAAAGTCTTGGTTTTGGTNATGTTAGTGTTGGCAATTATGATTTATGTTAAATACAGCAGTCTATAATGGAAACACAAGTGTATCATTTAACATCTAAGGCGTTTAAAGGAAGCGTCGTGTTTGAGTTTACCAACTATTTGCTGACCAAATACGACACTTCCGGTGCCGAACTCAGCGATAAGCAGCTGCTGTTTCTCGCTAAATATCTTCCACGAGAATTAGCGGAAGTAAAGAAGCTCTTGGGTAAATCCAAGAAGCTCTGTTTTGAAGAGATAAAGCAGGAGGTTACATTTGAGATGTTTTGGAACGCTTATGATGACAAGCTGCACAGTTCCAAAAAAAGAACGTTGGCAAAATGGAACCGAATGCCAAAGGGTGAGCAAATAAAGGCTTACAATTATATTAATAAGTACCGGCAGTCTATTTTGCCGGGTTGCGGTAAGAAGTACGCCGAAACCTATCTGAATGCGGAGTTGTGGAACAATTAAAAATTACGAATTACGAATTAAAAAATTAAAAAAATGAAAGTATATATAGCAGGAAAGGTAACCGGGATTGAAAGGCAGGTGGTGGAGAACAACTTTGCACGTGCTGAAAAATTCCTAAAAACAAAAGGTTATGAAGTTGTAAATCCTTTGAAAATTGTCGACCCCGATTTGAGTTGGCAAGATGCAATGGACGTTTGTTTGGCGGAATTGGAAACTTGCGATGCCATTTATATGTTAGGCGACTGGCAGGACAGCTTAGGCGCTAAAATGGAAGCGGAACTTGCCGAGAAAAACGGCTTGTTGTTTTTAAATAAATAAGAATATGGAGACACATTACGACTTCTCAAGAAACTTTGAAGCACTTTTTGCAAAGCCTTGTATCGTTAAAAAACGAGGCAGGAAACGCAACTTTTATAAGTTTGCACAGCGATGCAGGCTGCCCATCGGCGACGACAGAACGAGGATGGAGGTGTATCGGGAGTTTTTTGAAGGTAGAATTTAGAAATTAGAATTTAGAATTATGGATATAGTTAAGATTATTTGTACGGTATTGTTTGCTTCGATGTTTTTGTCGGTGCTGATTATTTACATAATGTTTGCTGTCGGCAAAAAAAGCGAAGATGAAATCAACGATGTTTTAAAAGAGAAAAAAGATGATTTTAAATAAAACAGAGCAAATAGCGGTATTGGAAAGAGCGAAAACAACTCTTGAAAAAGCGGAAGATTTTAACGCCGGTTTTGATGGAGGTTTGTGTGCTGTTTTACAAGGAGCAATAACAGAAGAGTGTGGTTGTGTTTTTTTGTTTGTCTCTAATGTTCAGCAATGCATTGCGGATTTTACTTTTGAAAACGCCGTAAAATATGCCAATGCAAGCAATAACGGAATGTATTGGTGGGGAAGATACGACAAAGAAAACAGATTAAAATTCATCGATTGGATGATAAATCAA